ACGGATTAGCAGACATCAACACCGAAGCAGAGATTTCCTTCAACGTGGACGAGGACGACCTCGCCCACATCATCCGCCCAATGGTCGTCTCGCAGGTCGACAACGAGATCGACAACTACGACCTCGAAGAGATGGTTAGCGACGCTGTGCGGATGGACGGCGACGCCCGCAGCGACAACGTCGACATCGAACACGAGGCCCAGCAACTGCTCAACCAGTACATCAACGGCCACGGCACAGACGGCAACCATGACGATACAGGATGCATCACGGCCAAGAGGTTCGAGACAGCCGTGTTCCACGCCAACTGCCGACTGTCAGCCAGCGAGCAGGGGTCGGGAGCGTTCAGCGCCGACATCGGCCGCGGTGGCGCCGACACACTCGCCGAGGTCCGCCGCCTCGCCGAGCAGGTCGCAGCCATCCAACGGGCACTCAACGCACTCCCCGCAGCAATCCTGACCGCCGACCCTGACCGCGATCAGGAGCAGCCGATTCTCGGCTAACCCCCCAAGGTGCTGCCGCTGGACTCATCCCCCAGCCCACAGCACCAGCCGAGGCCACCGGCCCTCCGTCTCCTCTTGGCGGAGGGTCGGTCCGCGTCTACGGGCAGCACACACCAGCCACTGTCATGCGGGTACCGGTTACGGGGACGGCCTCGGTGCCGATTCGGCGGGGATTCCACCACCACAAGTAGCGGGGAGCAGCGCAGCGCAGCGTTTACGGGCGGAACACGACAGGCAACGGGCGACACTCGGCCCGGTCAAGATAACCACTACTTATCTATGAAAGAAGAACCCCCCTAGGGGGGGTGCCCCTTCGGCTTCTCTCCTTCTTATTGGACCATTGACAGTGCGTGAGGTGTTTTGTATGTCCCTAGTGGGGAGACACGGAGAAACGGGCTGTGGTTCTAGGGTTTCCCCCCTGTCATAGGTACCGACGGTACCGTGGGGGGGCCGAGTGCCTGAGGGGCACTCGGCCCCCCCGCTACTGTATAGGTCACTTTGTCCCACATTTCGGAAGATTTCTTTTGGTGGGACAGTTTGGCGGTGTATAGGCGAGACTTGTGGAGGTTAGTTGTGGCTCAGAACGGTGGTGGCAGGGGTTGGAAGGTGAATGAGTCTGGTGAGAAGGTGATGCCTGATTTGTGGGGGGAGTTGTTGGATTGGGTGTTGCGGGGGTTGGATCGTGAGCCGAAGACTCAGAGGGAGTGGGCGGCTGATCATGGTATCCATGAGGATTCGGTTCGGCGTATCAAGCGTGATCAGCGTTTTGTTCGGGAGTGGGACCGCCGGTCGGCTGAATTGAATGTTCATCCTGAGAGGACTCAGGCGGTTGTGGATGCTTTGTTTGTGGCGGCTGCGGCGGGGGATGTGAAGGCTGCTTCTTTGTATTTGCAATACGTTGAGAAGTTCACTCCGAAGCGTCGGGTCGTTGTCGATGATGAGCGTTTGGCTGCGTCGTTGTCTGATGAGGAGTTGTTTGAGGAGTTGGAGTCGGAGTTGCGGCATTTGAGGCCGGTGCCTGATGCCAGTTAGGCCGGTTACGGGTCAGGGTCCGATGGGGGTGCGGTCACCCGAGTATCGTCGCCGTCAGCCGATAACTGCTGAATCGTTTGGCGGTCCTCCTGATACCCAACGCGATTTGTCGCCAGCGGATCAGAAGTTTCTGGATCAGTATAATTTTCAGCAGGCTGAGTTGGACACGCATGAGGCGGCAGGGTTGGCTCCCTCACGGGAGGGGCAGGATGTTGGGGGGCCGTTGCAGGGCATTTCTGATGTTTACACACCGGCAAGGGAGTATCAGTTGCCTGATTGGTTGCCTCCCGAGTTGCAGTTCATCAAGGACATGGCGTTGCCTATAGACTCGGCGGAGTTGGGTATGGCGGGCTTGTTTGGTGGCCGTGTTCCGTTTCCCGGTTTACCGAGGGCGGTTGCAACGCCGATCACTGCTGCTGTCAAGGGTGCGAAGCCGTGGCTTGCTGCGTTGAGGAAGATAGTTACTGGGGGTGGTGAGGTTGCTGCTAAGGGTGACGATTTGGCAGATATTGCCAAGTTGGCAATGAGGGAGCGGCCTGTGATTCCTATGAATTCGGCGGAGGTGGATTTGGCGGATATTGCCAAGTTGACGACGAGGGATCGGCCTGTGATTTCTATGGATCCGAAGGTGACGACGGAGGATTTGATGCCTCGGGATCGACCGACGATTCAGATGGGTGATGATCTTGCTGCGAAGAGGGCGGCTGAGCGTACTCCGCCGGGGGGCCGACATCCTGCGGAGGATGCTGCTGCGAAGGCGGCGGAGAAAGCGCAGGTTGCCACAAGCCAACCTATGTTTCATGGGGCAAGAACAGAGTTTGAAACTTTTGAATATGGTGGCGAACTGTATAAGCCGGGTCCAACGGGTCAGAACCCGGCTAATCCTGATTCTGGGTTGGGGTTTCATTTTTCAACTGATCCTGAGGGGGCCGCTGCAATGGGTGAGCATGTGATGGAGCGGATGATTCGGTTGGAAAATCCGTTGTATCTTCCGACTCTCCTAGATGCCAAACGTTTGCGGCAGCGTGCTTATATTTCTGAGGTAGGATTGGATGATGTTTATGAGGAGGCTTTTCAGGCTTGGCTAGCGAAGGAGGAGTGGACGGATTTAGGGAATTTCAGCACTCCTGCTGAACGGATTATGAGTGGACGGGGTACATGGACAGGGGCTACGGGAACAACGATGCGGGACGAATTCGAGCAATACTTTATGAATGACTTTCACCAAGAACTGTTTCGTGTTTCGAATAATCGGGTGCTAGCGGTGAGATATGCGGGGACACCTCTGGCCCATCCTCACGCGGCTAGACTTCGGCCTGACCATATTCCGAATCTTGACGGAGTTCTAGACGATGCGTCACTTGATAGATGGCTGGAACTGGAGAACGCAACAGCCAATGTCGTTGCTGGGGGGCCGGGGGATGAAGTAACCCGTCAGTGGCTCAAGGATCAGGGTTTCGACGGATTGTATATCGAAAATGCATATATGGGTAGCGGCGAGGCGGCTATACATCCGACGCTTGGTGACTATGGTTCGGGAGCGCCGGGTCAAAATTCGTGGGTTGTGTTTGACGCTGATCAGATTAGTATGCCTTCGCCGTCGGGGGCTGTTGGGGCTGCTGATGCGGCAAAGGCGGCGCCGAAGGTAAAGCCTCCTGTCAGCGGTGGCAGTGGTGCTAAGAAGCGTCCGACGTTAGAGATGAAACCAGATGCCGGTGTAGGCGGCGTGAAGCGGGCGTTTACCGAGAATCCGCATCTTGCTGACGAGTTCAGAGAGGCTGCTATCAGGGATGTCAAGCCGATTGAGGTGACTGACGCTCATCGTTCCATCGGTAAAGGTATTGCTGTGAATGCGGATGCGGCATTTTCGATTGGTAATCGTCCTGTCATGCTGGTCAGAAGGTCGGATGGAACGCTGCAGCCGTTCTACAAGTCCACTGGGACGGGAACGTCACCAGAGACGAAGGGTGTTTGGCTTCCGTTTGATGGGTTGCAGTCAACTACTGGCAGGCTGGTGGATCCGACGAAGCCGTCGGGTGGTGTCGGTATCGGTCGTGGATGGTTCATCAAGAAACCTGAGCATCGTGCAGGCAGCACCACGGGTGCTGCTGATGTGCATCCGCGTGAGTGGTTGAGCGTTGAGGATCGGGCTATTTCGGAGCGATTGTCGGCGGTGGAAAGGATAGAGAGGATGGATTGGGATGCTTTGCCAAGTTACGAGGGTACGCAGGGGGTCAATAATGAGGTTGAGCAGATCAACAGGTTGCTTGGGATACTGGAATGACGGATCCTGATGGAGATGTTCAGGACGCTGACGGTTGGGAAGATCATCTAGGTTGGGTTGGTGCAGGTGATGTGCTGTCATGCGGATTGGAAAATCCTGAAGTTTGCGAATCGTGTCAATAGATGGCGGGAATGCAGCCAAGGTTATCGGTGCGATTGCTGCTCTTGTTGCTGCTGTCGGCGGGTTTCTAGTGGCCGTTAGGGGAGATTCTCCAGACTCTTCGTCTGGAGGTGTGACTATTGTTTTGCGTGAGGTTGGCGATTATGAACGCTTTTTGGACGATAATCCCAGCCATTGGCGAGAGTGAGTTGTTTCGATGAGTCGGCTGGGGGAACTGAGGCAGGAGGCTGAATGGCGCCGCTGTCAACGGAACGAAAAGTATTTCCTTGAAAAGTATTGGCACATCGCGCATCCCGCACAAGGCCGCATCCTGTTTGGTTTACGCGAAGCCCAATCCACCGCATTGGATCGATGGACCTCAGATCGTTATAGCCTGACGTTGAAAGCCCGTCAGGTTGGTTGGACAACGCTGGTTGCAGCCCACCAGTTCTGGCTGGCGTTCTTTCATCCCGATCAGAATGTTATCGACCTGTCACGCACGGAGCGTGAAGCGGTTCTCTTGTTGAAGAAAACAAAATACGGGGCTTCGCATCTACCGAAGTGGATGGTGGAACGGGGGCCACAGTCGCTGGTCGAACACCAGCAACGCATGGTGTTCGACAACGGATCGCAGATTACGTCGATGCCTTCCGCGTCGGATCCGGCGCGTGGTGAGTCGGCGACGTTGATTGTGGTGGATGAGTGGGCGTTTTTGCCGAATCCTGAGGAGGCGTGGTCTTCGATTGAGCCGGTGGCGGATGTGGGTGGTCGGATTATTGGTTTGTCGACGGCGAATGGGTCGGGTAATTTTTTTCATCAGTTGTGGGTGGGGGCTTCTACGGGGTCGAACAATTTTGTGCCGATGTTTTTTCCGTGGTCTGCTTCGGAGGATCGGGGTAAGGAGTGGTATGAGTCGAAGCGGGAGGCGATGTTGCCTTGGCAGTTGGCTCAGGAGTATCCGTCTTCTGCGGAGGAGGCGTTTGTAAAGTCGGGTAACCCTGTGTTTGATTTGGACAACCTGTCAGAGTTGGCTGGGGTGGTTTGTCGGGGTCGTGTCGGGTACCTGCATCGTGTTTCGGATCGGGCGGTGGAGTTCCGTGTTTGAGGTGTGGAGGGATCCGAATCCGCAGCATGGGTATGTTTTGGGGGTTGATACGTCTGAGGGGTTGAGTCATGGCGATTATTCGTGTGTTCAGGTGTTGGATTTGAACACGGGGGAGCAGGCGGCAATATGGCATGGGCATATTCCGCCTGATGAGTTGGCGGAGGAAGTGTTGTCGATTGGGTTGTGGTATCGGGATGCGTTGTGTTGCGTGGAGTCAAACAATCATGGTTTGACGACTTTGACAGTGCTGCGTCAGTTGGGGTATCCGAATTTGTTTAGGAAGCGGTCGTTGAATCAGGCGACGACGCGTGTGTCTCAGGAGTTTGGGTGGCGAACGACGCGAACTTCGAAGCCGTTGTTGATTGACGATTTGGGCATGGCGTTGCGTGCGGGTGAGTTGACGCTGTTTGATGAGGGTACGTTTGCGGAGTTGCGGACATTTGTGCGTACTGAGCGGGGTAGCATGTCGGGGTCGCCGTATGATGATCGGGTGATTGCGTTGGCGTTGGCGAATCAGATGCGAAAGTATGCGTATGCGCCCGAGTTTGTCCAAAAGGTCGATGATTACTGGACTGTAGACTGGTTCAAACGGTTGGCTTTACGAGAACCAGACGACCGTGACCCGTTTTTGTTGGGCGGTCGGGGGATTCGTGGGACACATTGACAGTGTATAGGCATCTCAAACAGGAGGAGTACGCCTAATGGCAAAGAATTTTGTTTCGCATACGAACGGTACCGAAACGGTTGACGGTCGCACAGGCCAGAACAACCGTATGGAGCGTGGTTCGTCTGTGTCGGCAAACCCGATTTGGAGGCCCGGTGGCCCTCAGTCGCCTAAGCAGCGGCGCACCAATCCGAAGTACGCCAATCAGACCGGCGGCTTTGGTGAGATCACGGATCGTGAAACGCCGAAGAATCAGCATGGCATCACTGGCAAGGTTGAGCCTGCTGCGAAGCAGCCGAAATACCGCGGCCACAACGCCGGTTGATCGTGGCGGTTTTACCGCCCGAAGCGTCGTTCGAGGAGTTCGTCGCATATACGCGTGGGCTACGGGGCGATGTCGGCATTGCCGAGTTGCAGGATCTGTGGCTTTGGCGTCAGAAGTTGCTGACCGTCAAGATCAATGCTGGTACAGGCATACAGTCCCTGCTGCCCGACGACGAAAAGGGTTTGACCAACAGCGAACGTGAACGAAAGACGTTTGCTGAGGCGAAGTCGCAGGGTCGCAATATTGAGAAACTTCCTGAGAAGGCGACATTCTGATGGCGAGAAAGAGTCGGTCGGATCTCCATGAGGAGTATCAGGATCGGCTGAATACGTCTCGTCGCTGGCGTGAGGAAGAACAGTACGACGAGACTTGGCGCCGGTTGAGAGATTTGTATCGGGGGAAGCATTGGCCGATGTCTACGTTGGCGCAGCGTGATCTGATCACTGTCAATTTGGCGTTTTCGACAATCAATGTGATTGCCCCATCTGTTTCGGTCAATCATCCAAAGATTGTTGTAACGGCTAATCAGCCGCAGAATAAGGATCGGGCAGCGTTTGTGGAGGCTGTCGCTAATTATCTTTGGCGACATCACGACTTTCGGGCACCGTTTCGCCGCATTGTCAAGGATTTCCTGATCTTTGGTCATGGTTGGGCGAAGATCGGATGGAAGTTTGTTGAGCAGGAACGTCTGTTGAGTATGAGGGAACGGGGGGACTTGCTGGATCAGGCAGTTTCGCAGGTTGATCTTTTTGCTGTGGATCAGCCCGATTTGGCGGGATCGTTGCCAACGACTGAGGAGATGGTTGCCTCCATCCCTGATACGTCAATGACGATTGTGGAGGATCAGCCATTCGTGGAACGTATCTCTCCGTTCGACATTTTTGTCGATCCTGAGGCAACGTGCATGGAGGACATGCGGTGGATTGCTCAACGGATTGTGCGGCCTGTTGAGGAGGCTGAGAAGGATTCTCGGTATAAGCCGTCGGTTCGGAAACGGTTGACTGCTGATGCTGGGGTGAACCCGAAGTATTCGGATGCGTTTGACGATGACCATGATTGGGATCGTCTGGAGCAGCGTGTCACAATTTGGGAGTATTACGATGTGGAAGCAAACACCATGTCGGTATTTGCTGAGAACAGTGAAGAGTTCTTAGTCGATCCTGTACCGATGCCGTATGCGTCGGGGCAACCGTTTGTGATGCTTCGCAATTACGATGTTCCTGATTTCTTCTACCCGATTGGTGATCTGGAAGCCATTGAGGCTTTGCAGTTGGAACTGGACAAGACTCGTTCGCAGTTGATGAACGACAGGAAACGGTACGCCCGTAAGTATCTGTACCATGAGCGCAGTTTTGGACCTGAGGGTCGTGAGGCGTTGGAATCGGATCAGGATGGTCGGTTTGTCCCTGTCATAGATGAGAATAAGCCGTTGGGGGAGACGGTGATGCCGTTGCCGCAGGTTGCGATTGCTCCTGAAATCTATGCGTACAGTGATACTATTGAGGATGACATCAACACTGTCAGTGGTATCTCAGAGTATGCGCGTGGGGCTATGCCTGAGATTCGTCGTACAGCGACGGAGGCGTCGATTATCGCCGACGCGCAGAATGCGCGTGCCGCCGACAAGTTGGCGATCATTGAGTTGGCAATTGGTCGAATGTCCCGCCGTGTCATTCAGTTGATGCAACAGTATATGACAGGGGAGCAGATGGCCCGTATCGCTACCAAGGGTGGCGGCGATCTGTATATTCCGTATGAGCGGAAAGACATTATCGGAGAGTACGATTTCTCCGTTGAGGCTGGTTCGACGCAGCCGATGAATGATACGATTCGTAAGCAGCAGGCCATTAGCCTGCTGAACGCAGTAGCGCCTTTGATCGGTGTGGTTATCGATCCGACCGCCATTGCTCTCCATATTCTTGAAACAGGGTTTGGTATCAAGGATCCTCAAAAGTTTATGATTCTGCAGCAGCAGGCTGCGCCGCCGCCCGACGGGGCTGTCGCGGGCGCGCCTCCTGCGGGCGCCAATGTGGCGCCCCCACCATCCCCCGTACCCCCTGCGGGCGGTGGTGGTGCGCTTCCGCCAGTATTTGCACCAACAGGGGGTGTGCCTCCCGAATTGGTGGCACAATTACAAAATCAGATGGGTATGGAACTACCATCATTCTGATTTCGGGACACTTTCGCTTATCTATAGGAACAACCTTATGGACTCCAAGGAGATGAGAATATAATGGAAACGATGGAACCCGCTGCGGCGGATACTCTGGATGTTTCGACAGAAGTCGCAACGGAACCTGAGGAACACTTTGCCGTCACGGTTGACGGTGAACAATCCGAGGTGACCCTGAGTGAACTTCGGGATGGATACCAACGTCAGGCGGATTACACCCGTAAGACGCAGGAGTTGGCATCCGAACGTCAACGGTTACAACAGGCAGAGACGATTGTGGCGGCTATGGAAGCCGATCCACAGGGTACTCTGACCGCTTTATCTAACGCCTACGGTATAAAGGCGGACAACCCCGTGCCTTCCAAAAAAGCGTCAAATGACGACTATTTCTCGTTTGACGATGATGAGGAAACTACGGTGGATCCGACGGAAGAACGGTTGGGACGGATTGAGGCGACGTTGGATCGTCAGGCGCAATCGGCAAGGCAACAGACCTTGCAGCGAGAAGTCGCTGTGTTGAAGGACCGATTTGGCGATTTTGATGCCCAAGAGTTGTATTCACATGCTCTACGGCACAAGATTCCGAATCTGGAAGCCGCCTTTGCCCACATGCACTTCAGTGAGGTTTCGTCAACTGCAGAAAGATTGCAGGCTGACAAGGATGTCACTGATGCGAAGCGTGACGGTGTTCCTGTGGCGAGTGGAGGTTCCACTCAAGCGGGTGCAGTTGTCAGCGGAGCAGATGCGGGCAATAAGGTTTCTTCCCTTCGCGAAGCGTTTATTCTCGCTAAGAAACTACACAGTTAGTGAGGTAAGGAATTATGGCTGCTGGTAACAGCAATTTTGACGAGATTCTTTCCACTACGCTGAAAAACTACATTCCGAAGTTGACTGACAACATCTTCTCTGCGCGTCCTCTTTTTTATGCGTTGACGAACGGTCAGACAATTCGGCGTATCAGCGGTGGAGCGAAAATCGTAGTGCCGGTTATCTACGGCACAAACAGCACAGCCGCCTCGTATGCTGGAACCGATGTTATTCCGATCACGGCTCAGACAGGCATTTCTGCCGCTGAGTATTCGTGGAGACAGTACGCGGCCACAGTAACGATTAGCGGCATTGAAGAAGCGAAGAACAACGGTGAGGCTCAGATCATCGACCTGCTGGAAGGCAAAATCTTCCAGACGCAGGAGACGGTCATTGAGAACATGAACACCATGTTTTTCGGAAACGGTACTGGAAACGGTGGCGACGACTGGGAAGGTCTTTCGTCTCTGGTCGGTTCCACGGGTACAGTTGGTGGCATTGATGCTACCGATGGTGACAACTCATGGTGGCGGTCTGCGGTCACCAATCAAGGTAGTTCGGCAATTACCATTGCTTCAATGGCTACCCTGTATAACAACTGTTCAGTTGGTAACGACCAGCCGACCATTTGTATCACAGGCCAGAACCAGTATGAAGCCTACGAGGCTCTGTTGACGACCAATGTTCGCTACACCGATACGGATGTTGCGAATGCTGGTTTCCAGAACCTCATGTTCAAGGGCTGCCCGATCACATTTGACGGTGTGCTGGCTGGTGAAGGAAAGTTGTATTTCCTGAACACCAAGTACCTTCAGTTGGTTGCACACAGCGACGTTTGGTTCAAGCCGACGCCGTTTGTACGCCCGACCAATCAGGATGCGGTTTTCTCGCAACTTCTCTGTTACGGAGAGTTGACGACGAGTAACCGTGCCCGTCAGGGCTATATGTACGGGATCACCCCCGCATAGCCTAACGAACACATGCGCTAGGTGGGGGTCGCTTCGGTGACCCCCACCCAACGCTGATGAAAGGTAGCAACATGGGTCGGGCACCAGCAGCCGCATACAACAGCCGAATGCGGCCATACGGACAACCCGCCGACAACTACCGTGAATCCACTCCACGCCCGCAAACAGTGGGAACGGAGAGACGAGTCCATCAGGTTATGGACACCAGCACACATGTAATAGAACCACAGTTAGCAGCGGGGTGTGCTGCAACAACAGTTTCGGGACAGCCCTGCAAGGCCCATCCCAAGGTGGGGGAAGATTTTTGCGCGTTTCATAAGGAGTAACAGTGAACATTCTGGAGATGCGGGACTACATCCGTTCCGTTGTCGATATTGATAGTTCCGACATCTCCGATGATGTGCTGAACCGTTTCTTGGGGGAAGGTTACGACCTGATCGTTTACAGCGACAAACGGTGGCCGTTCTACGAGGTTCAGAATACCTTCTCAACGGTTGCCGACCAGAAGGACTATTCGCTGGCTGAAGTGGGGGTAAACGTAACCAACGGGTTGCGGGAAATCAATGCCCTACGCACCGACAAGCATGTTATTACCTTTGTTGGTCGCGATGAGGGAGATGTGGTTTATCCGATTGAAACCAATACCACGGGGGAGCCTTGGTGGTGGTCGTATTGGGCAGAATCTGTCAGGCTGTATCCGACTCCTTCGTCAGTATTGACTGTTTCGGTGCGCGGGTATGGGGATCCGACAGCATTTGGTGCTGGTTCGGCTGATACGGTTTCCCCGTCAGATCTGCCGACACCGTTTCATGTCGTTATTGCCACTTATGGTCTTGCGCGTGCGTATGAGCAGCAGGAGGATCCGACGATGGCAAATCAGTATTTCGCGATCTTTCAGCAGGAGTTCACTAATCTGAAGGCCCGCTACAACGACATGCCTGCACCTCAGCCGGTGCTGTTGAATAGTCGTAGTGCGTCTCGGTGGCGTTCGCAGGTGATTCTTCCGAATCGTCTCCGCTATGGTTGGGAGTAGCGGTGCCAAACGCGTTCAAAGTGGAGACGCTGGAGTCTTTTTCTGGTGGCCTCAATCTGCGCGCCGACCAGTTCAACCTTGGCGGCACAGAGTCCCCTGACCTGCTCAACGTGACCGTTGACCCCCGCGGCGGCATCACTATGCGGAAGGGGGTCAATAGGCGCAATACGACGGCCCTAGGGGCCGATGTGAAGGGCATGTGGGGGTTCCATACCGAGTCTGGTACGAACCAGTTGATGGTCAATCACGGGACGGCTGTGGCGCATTCTGCGTCAGGGGACTTTACGGCTTTGACGAACATTACTGCCCGTACTGCCGGTTCGCGTGTGTACGGGGTGACGTTCAACGATGTGGCCTACGGGGTGTCGTACGATAAGCCGTCGTTCAAGTGGGATGGTTCAACGGATGCCGATTTGGGGACGACTTGGGATTCAGCGGGCAACATGCCACAGGCGCAATACATTGCTGTATGGAACAATTTTGTTTGGTTGGGGGCAACCTATGAGGGGGCAGCAACCAAGTATCGGGTACGTTGGTCGAATATTGACACGGCTGAAACATGGACTGCTTCCGATTATGTCGATGTCAACAAGGGGGAAGCCGGTGACTACATTACAGGCTTGGTGCCTCATGGCGACAGGCTTCTAGTATTCAAGACGAACAGTATCTACGCAATCTTCGGATTTGATTCAGACTCGTTTCAGGTAACAACGCTGACTCAGCGTATTGGAAGCGTCCCCCTGTCAAGTCCTATATCGACACCGTATGGGGTGTTCTTCTGGAACTCCTATGACGGGATCTATCTCTACGATGGAGAGCGGTTCACTTGGCTGTTTAGCCGTCTACAGCCCGCGATTGATGACGGGCGGATT